TCCGTTGTCATTTAATACAACTCTATCTGCATCTGCTACAGTTGTTGATGTAGCATTAGTGTCACCATCTACTATGTTAAGTTCTGCTGCAGTAGATGCTATTGCTGTACCATTAAAGTTGATAGCATCTAAGTAGGCAGTGCCATCAATGTAAATGTCTCTCCACTCTTGACTAGAAGAACCTAAGTCATAAGTATTATCTGTGTTAGGAATAATAGAACTATTTACATCTGCACCAAAAACAACATTATCTGTAGCAGCATCACCTAATGTCATTGTGCCACCATTGAATGTGGTTGTTCCTGTTACAGTAAGATTGCCACCTATACCTAAGTTACCTGATATATCTGCATTACCATTTATGTCTATTGTTGTTGCAGCTATCTGTATTTCAGTATCTGCTACTAAATCTAATTGTCCATCTGTACTTGAATTGATGTATATAGCTGTGTCTCTAAATTGTAACTTCTCTGTAGAAGCAACAAGTATGTCATCACTAAATTCAAAATAGTCTTCATCTTCCATCCATTTTAAAACACCATCTGCTGTTTCACCATCAAATGTAATTGTTATATCTGTACCTGCTGTACCTGCTCCAAATGTAAGTGCATTACTTAACAGTTTAGTAATAGGACCACCTTCACCTGTAGTACCATCATGTGAGTGTCCTGTGCTTGATGCAAAGGCTGCTAATAACTGATTAAACTCATCATTGGTATGAGCTGCAGTTATTACGTCTCCATCTGTATACGAGGACTGTCTTGTATATGTATCACCCATTTAACGTCTAGCTCCTAACTGATATTCTAATTGAAAACCTTTAAGTGAATAAGGTGCAGTAGTACCACCATCATTTACTCTTAATGCCACAGCAAATCCTGAACCTTCTACTGCCTGTCTAACTAATGGTTGTGATGCACCACCATATGTAGGTGTTCCATAAACTGATGTACCATATATAGCAATAACATCTGTAGAGTCTAACGGATATGCGGCAGGTCTTGGCGAATCTTTATCTTCATAATCATATCTAACAAACAAGTCAGCATCTATAGCTGCTTCAGGTTCATAATTTACTATAACCCTTTGCATATGCTTTCTTATTCCCGGGTCATTAAATGTCAAGTCAGGACTTCTATAACGACCTAGTATTGTTGTACCATCAAAAGTATTACCTGATTCTTGTCTATATATGTAACCTGTTGAATATGCACCATGTAAAACTATTACATTTCCTTCTGATACAAAACTGTCTGTACAAGCAGGTCTCATACCTACTATTTCAGAAAACTCAAACTTAGTTCCTTTCAATACACATATAACACCTTTAGTTTGATTCTCTCCAACATCTGATTTGGTAAAGAATATTCTATACTGTGTTTTATCTGTTATAACTACTGAATCAAACTCTGATGCACTAGCTATGTTATCATTAAATATAGACTGTACGTTAGAACTTATAGTACCCAATTCCACGTCACCAATTCTTGCTGTACCTGCAATGGTTCTTAAACCATCAGGACCTAAGAATATTAAGTCACCTGCAAATTCTTGAATTGTATCTCCATTGATACATCCTATATCTCTTGTTACATCTGCTACTGCAAAGTTAGAACTTGATGTTCCTGTTAATTTAAATATTCTAGTTTCACAAAATATAAATAAGTCATCACGGAAAACTTTAAGTCCTGTTATCTCATCATCAACTTTGAAGCTACCTGCTCCTGACCCACTATTAAATGCATCCTCATCAAAAGGTTGACTAAATATAACTTCTTGTTTTGTTGTAGACTTACCTGCATAGAACATATGATTCTTAAATGATACTACAAACTTAGAACCTGATACCGAACTCTCACTTACATCTGTTGCTGCTAAACTTGAATTAAATACTGTAGGTGCATTTGCACCATCTACTACAACAATCTTATCTGTGCCATCAAAGTTAAATCTTTCAAAGTTATATTTACCTGCACTTGTTCTACCACTATCTCTACTAGTCCATGAAGAACCACCCGGAGTTGCACTATATATACTAGTACCTCTAGCTGCTAAAACAACATCACCAAAGGTTGCCACCATAAGTACTTTTTCAGAAGATGATGAAGTAAAAGGTACAACTGCCGATACATACTTGGAAAAACCATTTATTCTTCTATAGCCACCCTCAACAGCAGGTTCAAAGTTTCTTAACTCCAATGCTTCACCCGGATTCATCATAAAGGTAGACTTATTTAATACTAAGCCGCCTTCACAGTTAAATGCAGAAGGAGTTGTTTGAGATTGATCTGCCATGTTAACTTACTCTTAAATTTAATGTTGAAGTATTACTAGCTCCACTAGACTGTGGTATATAAGTAGACCTGATATAATCAAATCTATTAACAAGTAGGGTTTGCATATTTTTTATACCCTGTTCAAATCTTTGCATATTAAGTTGATATTGTTGGGTTTCACCTCTATATTGATAAACAAATGCTGTAGCACCGTCTACTATTACTGCTGCAAATCTATCAGGTATTGTTGTTGTATCTCCATGAGCCGACATATCTGTTGGAAAGGTATAGTAATCGTACTTAATTGTTACAGATTTAGTAGGAAAAGGATATAAAAGATAATTATTATCAGGTGTTCTAATAATAAATTCAGGTATACCACCACCATCAAACTGTGTCACTGTAACACCACTTGCTATTGAAGCAGCAGTTGTGCCACCTGCACCTCTAGTACATCCTGTAAATGTTGTGCTTGATCCTATAGCAGTATAAGTAATTTCTTCGTTACCTATA